GTGGGGCGGTGGGGCGGGGTGCCGCGGTGGACAAACGAGCCGACCCCCCCGGCGTCTGAGCCTCTAGCTCACACCCCACCACAAACACGACCCCTTCCCCCGACAGCCGGCCCTTTTCGACTCAAACCTCCCCCGTCCGTCCCCTTCTAAGGCGCCCCCACCGGACCAAAACAGCCCTATGCCGGGGGGCTATTGGGACTCCGGCTGCTTTTTTTCTGGAATCGCGCCATCTAGCGCGCTGCGTGACGCGAAAGTGGTGACGAAGCTAGCTTCGTGGCCGGATTTTTTGGGCAGCAAATGTCCTAAATAGGGCCAAAACAAAAAAAGATCGACAAAAACTCGACAAACAGCGGATCAGTCTGTATATAGCTCTTACAGGCTGGGGCTTTGCGTCCCGGCCTTTTCTATTTCTGGAGGTCAACGTGGGTCATCGCCCCGACTGGAACGATCAAGACTTCAAGAAGACCGTTCTCGCATTCGCGGACGGCACCCCCGGTGGCGTGGATATCCAAGCCCCGATCCCTTACTCCGAAGCAACCAAGGTGACGGAAGCGGAACGGCAGGCGCAGGAGGCTTCCCGTGAGGCTGTGCCGGGCGGGGAGAAGAAAGACAAGCGCGTCCCCTCCTCCTCGCCGATGGCGGCTGGGAACTTTGAACTCAACCCCGACAAGTTCGACGCCCCGGAGGGTTACCGCGAAGACCAGCGGTACACCCGGAAGATCCTCGCCGAGGTGGGGATGAAGGACGGCGGCTACGTTAAAAAGAAAGGTAAGCGGTAATGGGACATCGCCCGGACTGGAACAACCAGAACTTCAAGAAGACTCCCGCGGTCCGCAAGTTTGCGGACGGTTCTCCCGGCGGAGTGACTGCCGAAGAGCGCGAAGCGGTTCGCGATAACTCCACCGTTGAGCGCGAGCCCATCGTCGACACCTACGAATACGGGCGTGCCGACGAGATCCGGAACAACGAGGAACGCTACGCCAGAGACCAAGCCGAAACCGCCGACCGCCAGCGGGAGATGGAGCGGCTGAGTGCGGAAGCCGACCGCGAACTGTCTACCATCCGCGAGGTCAAGTCCGCCCCCAAGTCCTTTAGCCAAGCCTTTGCCGAGAACCGCAAGGCCGGCAACAAGACCTTCGAGTGGAACGGCAAGCTGTACGGGACTGAGCTGGCGAAGGCCAAGCCCGCCGCCCAACCCCCCGCCAAGCTGGACAAGGTGACGGTCACCGCCAAGCGCGATGAGCCAAAGCCGGAGCCGCGCAAGTTCATGGGTCGCGAGGTCGTGGAGACCCCCGCCCAGCGCAAAGCTTCCGAGGCTTACAAGCAGGCCAATCCATTCCTTCGCGACAGCGTCAAGCGCGGTCAGGGCAAGGACTACAAATAAGGCGGCGCTCTCGGTCCAGAGCCCTCTCTGGTCCCCCTCCCACCGGGAGTTGCCGCCCCCTATATACATGACAGACGACAAGGCTATCGAACAGTACCGCGAGAAGCGGCGCAAGGCTGCGGCTGAAGCAGCCCAAGAGATCATCGACACGAAGGGTCTCCTGCATTTGCTTCAGAACTACATCTTCGATCGCGGTGTTGAGCAGGAAGTCGTTGGCAAGGACGGTAAAAAGAAGATCGTCAAGAACACCCCGAAGGTCAACGGCACCAAGCTGAAGGCTATCGAGCTGGCGCTGAACAAGGTCGTCCCGAACGTCGCTGCGGTGAAGCACGACGTGGAGGTCTCGAACATGACCTTCATTATCAAGACGGACCACGAGAAATAGGATGGACGGGGGAGGGGGAGACCGGATCGAGTACAAACCGCCGGGGGAACAGGCGGCTCGATTCCACCAGAGCAAGGCGTTCGTGAAGGGGCTGATGGGGCCGGTCGGCTCCGGCAAGTCCTCCACCTGCGTGATGGAGATCGTCGCGCAGGCGCTGAAGCAGAAGCCCTTCAATGGGGTCAGGGAGTCGCGGTGGGCCGTTATCCGGAACACCTACCCTGAGTTGAAGTCCACGACGATCAAGACGTGGCAGAACTGGGTGCCGGAGAGTCTGTGTCCCATCAAGTGGGACGCTCCGATTACCGCCCGGTTCAAGGTCAAGGACATCGGCGACGGAACCAGCCTCGACCTCGAAGTAATCTTCCTCGCCTTGGATAAGGCGCAGGAGACCGGAAAGCTGAGGTCTCTCGAACTCACCGGCGCGTGGATCAACGAGTGCTCGGAGGTTCCGAAAGAGATCTTCGACATGGTGACCCAGCGGGTGGGACGGTTCCCGCCCAAGACCAAGGGCGGCCCTAGCTACCCTTGTATCTTGCTGGATACAAACCCACCAGACGACGAACACTGGTACTACAAGTTCGCGGAGGAAGAGACCCCGGACGGCTGGGAGTTCTACCGGCAGGCGGGAGGTCTCTACCGCGAGGACGGGCAGTACAAGCCCCACCCGGACGCGGAGAACATCTCCAACCTCACCGGGGGCTACGAGTACTACCTCCGGCAGTTGGGCGGGAAGACGGACGATTGGATCTCCGTCTTTCTTATGGGCGACTACGGGACGACGGCGGACGGTAAGCCGGTCTACCCGGAGTACAACGACCGCATCCACGTCGCCGAGAAGGATCTGAAACCGATCCTCGGGCTGCCGATCATTCTGGGCTGGGACTTCGGGCTTACCCCTGCGGTCGCCATCTGCCAGATGACGCCCCGCGGACAGTTCATCGTCCTCGAAGAGTTGGTCGCCGAGGACATGGGGATCCGCCAGTTCGCGACCGATGTCGTGAAGCCGGTGATCCTCAACAAGTACGCCAAGCACCGGATCGAAAGCTGCGGTGACCCGGCAGGCATGAACCGGGCGCAGACCGACGAGCGCACCTGCTTTCAAGAACTGCTGGAGGTCGGGCTGCCGACCGAGCCGGCGAACACCAACGACTTTATTCCGCGCAGGGAATCTGTCGCGTTCTTCCTCAACCGCATGGCTGGGGGAGAGCCGGGCTTCTTGATAGATGCCAACTGCAAAACGCTGCGCAAAGGATTCATCGGTGGCTACCGCTACGAACGCTTGAAGGTTTCGGGTGAGATCTACCGCGAACGTCCGGTAAAAGACCGCTTCAGCCACATCCATGACGCGCTGCAATACGCTTGCTTGCGCGTGAGAACAACCGTCCAGCCCGTAAGGGCAAAGGCGCTTAAAAAGACCAACGCGAAAGGGTGGACTTAGTGAACGTCGTAAGGGCAGTGCCGCCAGCGGAAGTAGATATTCGCGCCGAACAATACGGCGAGGAGAACGCCCGCTTTGGTAGTGCCATCGCCGGTCACATCAGCGACTGCTGGAATCGAGCCAAGTTCGCGAAGACCGAACTCACCGAACGGCTTCTGAAGTGCGAGCGCCAGCGTCGTGGTGTGTACGATCCAGACCGCGCGCTGGAGATTGCCAAGACGGGCGGGTCTGATATCTACATGATGCTCACCGACATCAAGTGTCGGGCGGCGGAGTCGTGGATCAAGGACGTGCTCATTAATATGCGTGAGCGCCCGTTCGACCTCGTTCCCACCGAACAGCCGATCATCCCGCCTGAAGTTAAGATGGACATCGTCCGTCTGGTGCAGGCAGAGGCGCAGGAGTTTCTGGCGATGGGAGCAAGGCTCCACCCGGACACCTTTTCTATGCGCCTGTCGGAAGTCCACGACCAGCTGCTGCTCAAGGTCAAGGAAGAGGCGAAGGAGCGTGCCCGTCGCATGGGCAACCTCATCGAAGACCAGCTGCACAAGGGTAGCTGGGAGAAGGCGTTTAACGATTTCATCTCCGACTTCGTCACCTACCCGACGGCTATCCTCAAGGGTCCGACGGTCAGGAAGAAGAAGCGGCTGGAGTGGGGGCCTGAGTTCGTGCCCATCGTGGTCTCCGACTTCAACCGCGAAGTAGAGCGCGTTTCCCCGTACGACATCTACCCCGCCCCCAACTCGGGCTCAGTGGATGACAACTACCTCATTCAGCGCCACCGTCTCAACCGGGAGCAGCTGAAGTCCTTCATGGGCGTGCCGGGCTACTCTGACAACGAGATCGCCGGAGCCCTTGAGGCGTACGGTCGCGGTGGCCTTAAGTCGTGGGTGCAGGGCGACGAGCAACGCGACGATCTGGAAGGCAAGCCACACGCTGAGATTGAGCAGGGCAACCTCATAGAGGCCATCGAGTTCTGGGGTCCGGCTTCCGGGCAGATGTTGATCGAGTGGGGCATGGACGATGTCGACCCTCTCGACGAGTACGAAGTCAACGCTTGGATGGTCGGGAACCACGTCATTAAGTGCGTTATCAACCCAGACCCCCTCGGTCGCCGTCCGTACGAGATCACGTCGTGGGAGAACATCCCCGGCTCGTTCTGGGGTACGGCGCTGCCGGAGATCATGCGCGACGTGCAGATCCTCTGCAACGGCGCGGCTCGGGCGCTCGCGAATAACATGGCGATTGCCTCCGGCCCGCAGGTCGAGGTGAACGTCGACCGTCTGGCGGAGGGAGAAGACCTCACCCAGATGTACCCGTGGAAGATCTGGCAGACAACCTCCGATCGCACGGGCGGCGGTCAGGCCGGCATCCGCTTCTTCGTCCCAGACATGAAGGCTGCGGAACTGATGGGCGTGTACCAACAGTTCGCGCGGCAGGCGGATGAGGTAACCGGTATACCAAATTATGTATATGGGTCAGCCACTGTATCCGGAGCCGGGCGAACTGCCTCCGGTCTGTCCATGCTCATGGACAACGCGGCAAAGGGGATCAAGGCGGCGATCGCCTCCATCGACAAGGTCGTGTCTGGAGTCGTCCACCGCTTCTACGTTCACAACATGATGTATCACGACGACCCTTTCGTGAAGGGCGACTTCAACATCGTCGCCAAGGGCGCGATGGGTCTCCTTGCCCGCGAGCAGTTGCAGATTCGCCGCAACGAGTTCCTTGCCGCGACTGCCAATCCGGTCGACCTCCAGATCATCGGTGCCGACGGTCGTGCCTACCTGTTGCGCGAAGTCGCTGCCTCGCTGCAGATGGACACCGACAAGATTGTTCCAACGCCTGAAGCTATGAAGCATGAGCAGGAGAAGCAGGCGATGATCCAGCAAGCTGCAATGCAAATGCAGATGCAAATGCAGCCGCAACAGCCGCAGACGCTGGACGCCGCGGGGAACCCCGCCGGTGGAGCGGATATGCAGCAAGCAGCACCCCAGCAACCAATGGAAGGAGCGTGATCCGTGAAGGGCAAGATGAAATCCAAGGGCAAGCCGATGCCTCAGGGCTTTAAGAACGGCGGTGCCGTGTTCAAGCCGTGCGCCGGTTGTCCCGCTCCCGCCAAGTGCAAGATGGCGGGCAAGTGCATGAAGAAGAAATAGGAGAGAAAGATGAAAGGCAAGATGAAGCCCGCCTTCGCCAAGAAGGGTTACATGGACGGCGGATACGCCGGCAAGTCCGCCATGCAGGACGCTGCTGCCGCTCGCGGCGCTGGCCGCAATCGCGGCATGGTTATGAAGATGGCTGACGGCGGCATGGCCTGTGGTCACGCTGGCTCTCTGTCTGGCAAGAACATGAAGAAGGGCGGCAAGTAATGCTCAAGCGTCCAGACCAAAAGGTTCTGAACGCGCTTGCTGCACTCGAAAGCAATTCCAGTTTCGAGGATGTGCGGAAGTGGATGGAGGAGTCCCTGCAAGACCTCTATGTGCAGACGACCGAGACCAAGGACGAGACTTTGTCTCGCTGGTCGGCTGGCGCTGCTCAGGCTGCTAGGGAATTCATCCGCTACTCCAAGGAAGCTAGCAGCATCCTCCAGAAGTTTCGGTAACACATAAGTTGCCGAGCGGTCGTAGACCGCAAGCGCACCGGGGCGCTCAACCCGGAACCCGAGAACACCGCGTCAACAGATGACCGCGAATACCCGCTAGGGCTCGCACACGTCTGATGAACGGCTCACGGAAAGGATCCCATGTCTATTGCATTGCCGAAGAAAGTAAAGGAAGCCGAGGAAAAAGCCGAGGCTCTCTATAAGCAACTGTACGAAGCACCCACAGCAGAGGCTCCAAAAGAGGAGCCTGCGCCGGAAGAGCCGAGTGCTGAAACCACCGAGCCTCCGCCGCGCGAGGAACCCGCAGAGCCTGACGGCTCCCCAGAACCAGAGTCGCCGAAAGAAGAAGAACAACCGGTAGACGAGGAGACGTGGGAACACCGCTTCAAGGTTCTCACCGGCAAGTACTCCGCTGAAGTCCCGCGCCTCGCATCAGACAACCGTGAGCTGAAGACTCAGCTCAAAACTCTAGAGAAGCAGCTCGAAGAGTTGAAGTCTGGCAAGGCGTCCGAGAAGAAGTCGTTTGTCAAGCCTGAAGAAGTGGAAGAGTACGGCGAGCCGCTGATCGATTTGATCCGTCGCGCCGCACGCGAAGAGGTTGCAGCCAAGGAAGCCGAGATCGAAGCCCTCAAGGCAAAGATCGACTCTTTCGACAGCCGCACCTCCAAGGTTGTTGAGGTTGATTTCTACGAACAGTTGGGACGCGATGTCCCAGACTGGGTGACGATCAACGACGACAAGAACTTCCACAAGTGGCTGGACGGATACGACGAACTGACCGGAGTGCGCCGCCAAGAGATGTTGTCTCAAGCGGAGCAGGACAAGGATGCGCGACGGGTTGCGAACTTCTTCAAGGCATACAAGAAGGCTGGGCAGTCGTGGGCGGCAACCGCCTCCAAGAAGCTCGAATCCCAAGTGGTCCCTGAGTCGAACCGCGTCTCCAAGCCCCCCGCGGGCAAGAAGATCTGGACGACCGGAGAGATCCAGAACTTCTACGCTGCGATGCGTCGAGGGGATGTGAGCGACAAGGATGCTGTTGCCATCGAAGCAGACATCCACGCGGCTCAACTCGAAGGACGTATCCGATAAAGGAAGTCCTCGGTGGGCCGCCTATCGAAAGGTGACTCATCATGGCATTCCCAGTTGCAGCAGGTTACACCGGCTATTCGACCGGCTCGAAGTTCATTCCGGAAATCTGGAGCGGCAAGCTCCAAGTCAAGTTCTACAAGTCGACGGTTTTCGGCGAGATCGCCAACACCGACTGGCAGGGCGAGATCAAGTCGATGGGCGACAAGGTGCATATCCGCACCGTGCCGAACATCACGATCAACAACTACTCGTCTGGCGCGACCCTCACGTCGCAAGTGCCGACCAGCACCCCGCTCGAACTCCTGATCGACAAGGGCAAGTACTTTGCCGTTGTCGTGGACGACGTGCAGGAAGTGCAAGCGGACGTGAAGCTGATGGACATCTTCACGAACGACGCCGCCGAGCAGATGAAGATCGCCATCGACAGCGATGTCCTTGGTAACGTGTACGCCGATGCCGCTACCGCCAACAAGGGCGCGACGGCTGGTGCGCTCTCCGCCGATATCAACCTCGGCGCGACCGGCGCTCCGCGTGCTGTGTCTTCGACCACGGTCCTCGACGCGATCCTTGACTGCGGTCAGGTTCTCGACGAGCAGAACGTGCCGGAGACGGGGCGCTTCATCGTGATCCCGGCTTGGATGGCGGCGATGCTGAAGAAGTCCGACCTCAAGCAAGCCTACCTCACGGGCGACGACGTGTCCCCGCTGCGGAACGGCAAGCTCGGCATGATCGACCGCTTCACGGTCTTCGTGTCGAACAACCTGTCGTCGGTTACCGACCTCGGTTCCGACTCCTCGTCGGGCGGCACGGGCGGCGCGGCTGACCGCAAGTCGTTCCACGTTCTCGCTGGCACGAAGGACGCAATCACCTTCGCGTCCCAGATGAGCAACGTCGAGACGCTCCGCAGCGAGTCGACCTTTGGCAACATCGTTCGCGGTCTGAACGTGTACGGCTACAAGGTTGTCAAGCCGGAGGCTCTGGTCGACCTCTACGCCTACAAGGCGTAAACAAGATGGGGGTGCTTAGGCACCCCCTCTTTCTTAGTCTGTTCTGGGGGAGATATGGGATACACGAAACCGGCTCTTCGGGAGCGGATTAAGAAAGAGGTAATGGCTGGCAGCAAGGGCGGCGATCCGGGCGAGTGGTCTGCCCGCAAGGCGCAACTGGTTGCCCAGAAGTACGAGAAGGCTGGCGGCGGTTACTCAGGCAGCAAGTCCTCCTCGCAGAAGTCTCTGAGCAAGTGGACTGACCAGAAGTGGAGAACGTCTGATAACACGCCCTCGGAAGGCAAGAAGCGTTACCTGCCGGACGCTGCGTGGAAAGCGATGTCCTCGTCAGAGAAGGCTGCTACCAACAAGGCGAAGGCTGAGGGTAACGCGAAGGGCAAGCAGTTCGTAGCACAGCCCAAGAAGATAGCCGAGAAGGCTGCGCGGTTCAGGAAGTAGCGATGCGGCTGTTGAGGAAGAGGGGAACAGGCGAACTCTTCGTATGGACCGAGTCGCTCTCGCAGAGAGCGGACATGGAGGAGTACCTCGAACGAGCCATACGAATCGGTCCCAGCCAGACGTATCCGAGTGAGCCGGTCAGGACAAGGACCATCGAGTTCTATTCCTCGGCAGGGGGGATAGGCGATGCGGTATGCGCCCTCTACGTCGCTTGTGGTCTGGCGAACGCTGGGTTCAAGGTTCTGTTCCACGCCAAGCACAGGGAGTGGTTGAAGGTCGAACACCCCGGCGTGCAGATCCTGCCGGACGAGAAGTGCTTCGACATCAACGACGACTACGACGGACAACTTGCAGCCGCCTACCGTGGAGACATCACGTCGCGGCTTGAGTGGTATCTGCGGAACCTGTCGCGCCAGTTTGACATTGGCGATGTGAAGCCGGCGAGGCCGGCGAAGGTGAACAAGCCACCGCGACCGATCGCGGAGCCGTACATCGTGCTGTCACCGATCTCTGCTGGTCGCCCTCGGATCTATCCGATGCCGCACTGGCGGAGGATTGCCAAGCTGCTGTCCCCCAAGTACAGGGTGGTGGTGATGGCTGGCGAAGACGGCAGACAGGCTGTAGATGACGGGTTCTTCGGAGTGCCGGTCGAGAAGCGAATTGGTCTGCCGATTGATAACGCGCTGCGTTATTACGCTAACGCTAAGTGTGTGGTTGCAAACGACAGTGGGCCAGCTCACATTGCCGGGCTGTACGAAGTGCCTTGCGTGGCAGTGATCTCGCAGGCCAGCGGGAGTTTTTTGTTCGAGTGTTCGCAGACCGTAACCACAGTCGAGGCGGACGCCAGCTGTGCGAAGTGTTATTGGCAGCGAACCGGGGGATGGGATCGAGTGTGTGAGATGGGATGTTCCGCCCTCTACACAATCAAACCAGAGGAGGTGTGCTGTGAAATTGAAAGAGCCTGTGCGGTTTCTGAAGCAACACGGAACGGGAACGATCTACATACGGACGGAACAGCTCGCAAGCCGACCGGACATGATCGAGTTCGTGCCAGAGCAAAAGCAAGAACCCAAGGTCGAGCCGAAGCATGAGCCGACCCCGGAAGTCAATGCTGAGGTGCAACCCGCACCGTTCAAGATAGAGAAGGCGAAGAGAGCGAATGCTGGCTAGTGACATCATCGACCGCGCCCGGTTGGTACTGAACGACACTGACAACACTAGCTATCGCTGGGCCGACTCTGAGTTTCTTAAGTGGATCAATGATGGACAGCGCGCCATCACTCTGGTCCGCCCTGATGCGTCCGTTTCCGTGGAGACTATGACGTGTGCCGCCGGGACGAAGCAGTCGCTCCCGAGCGGAGCGATCAGGTTGCTCGATGTCACTCGCAACATCAATGCCGATAACTCTGTTGGGCGTGCCGTGAGGCTGGTGGACCGCGACATCCTCGACAGCCAGAACCCTGACTGGCATTCCGACGATCAAGCGGCTGTGGTCAAGAACTTCGTCTACGACAACCGGGTGCCGACCGTCTTCTTCGTTTACCCGCCAGCGAAGTCCACATCTAAGCTGGAGATCGTGATCTCCAAGAACCCGACTGACGTGTCTGCGACATCTAGCTCGCTGGCTGTCGCAGACATCTATACTGAGCCGTTGCTTAACTACGTTCTGTTCCGTGCCTACAACAAGGACTCGGAGTATGCGGCAACAGCGCAGCTGGCGGTGTCGTATTTCCAAGCGTTCCAAGCAATGCTGGGGATCAAGACCGCCAAGGACGTTGGCTACTCCCCAGACCTCAACAGCAAGGGTGGCAATCCAAACCCGGCTGCCCTTCAGACTGGAGGCGTGTGATGTCTACCGCCTACGACGATTTTCTTCCATACATACTTCCCGACACTCCGGGCTGTCCTGAGATCGCCGCCATTCAGGCAATTCGCTCCGCGACCATCGACTTCTGCGAGCGCAGCCTGATCCTTCAGCGCGACCACGATCCAATCAAGGCGGTAGCCGATCAGTCTGATTACGAGTTTGAGCCTCCCAAGCACCATTTGGTTACCAAACTCATGCGCGGCTGGTATCTGCACGACCCGCTTGAGGTCGTTGCACCGGACATGGTGACCGACCCTACCGTCTACAACGCGACGTTCCCGGCCCCGAACGTATCCAAGGGGAAGCCGCGCAACATTGTCCAGAAGGACGAGCGTACGTTTGCCCTGTTCCCGGTGCCTGACGAGACCGTCGCAAATGCGATCACGCTGCGCGTGGCTCTGAAGCCTACCCGTGCGTCCACGACCTGCGATGACATCCTGTTTGAAGACTATGCCGAGTTCATTGCGCATGGAGCGAAGTCGCGTCTGTGCATGACTCCGGGCAAACCGTACACAAACCCTGAAGTTGCCGTGCTTGGCAACGCTATGTTCTTGCAGGGTATCAACCGTGCCTTGCAGCGTGCGGTGCGTGGTCACTCTCGCTCCGACCTGCAAGTCAAGATGCGGAGACTTTAATGGCTGGCGAATACGATCTTGAGATCCTGCAAGGCGAGACCTACACAAAGCAGTTCATTTGGAAGGACTCGGCTGGCGCGTTGGTAAACCTCACGGGCTACACCGCTCGGATGCAGGTTCGACAGAGCAAGGCGAGCGACGATGTCCTGCTTGAACTCACAACCGCAAATGGGCGGATCTCGCTCGGCGGCGCTGCTGGGACGATCGACCTGAATCTATCCGCGACAGTCACCGCCGCCATCACTTGGAAGCGCGGGCTGTACGACCTCGAACTGGTTGCTTCAAACGGTGTGGTGAGGCGTCTGCTTGAAGGTGAAGTGACGGTCAGCAAAGAGGTGACTCGATGACCGACGTAGTAGTTACAGAGATCTCGGAATCCATCGTCTCCGTTCAGGAGGTTGCGCCGGATATCCTTGAGGTCGTAGCCGCCGGTCCTCTGGGTCCGCAGGGACCTACTGGACCAACAGGTCCGACCGGACCTACTGGCGCGACTGGTCCGTCTGTTACAGGTCCTACTGGTGCTGCCTCGACTGTTGCCGGACCTACCGGTCCGACTGGTCCAACTGGCGCTCAGGGCATTCAGGGCATTCAGGGCATTCAGGGTATCCAAGGCGCGACCGGACCAACTGGTCCTACTGGAGCGCAGGGTATCCAAGGCATCGTCGGTCCCACCGGTCCCACCGGGGCGCAAGGCGTTCAGGGTGACATCGGACCTACCGGACCTACCGGCGCACAGGGTGTGCAGGGGGTTCAGGGCATTCAGGGCATCGCTGGTCCAACCGGACCCACAGGAGCCACTGGAGACACAGGAGCGACCGGGGCTGTAGGTCCGACAGGACCGACTGGCGCACAGGGCGTACAGGGCGTTGCTGGACCCACTGGACCCACTGGAGCAACCGGCGATACCGGCAGCACCGGACCTACTGGACCTACCGGATCTACCGGCGCAACTGGCGCTGTTGGACCCACTGGACCAAATGGACCCACCGGACCCCAAGGAGACGCTGGTCCTACTGGTCCTACCGGTGCCTCCTCGAACGTGGCTGGTCCGACGGGTCCGACCGGATCAACCGGGAATACTGGCAGCGCAGGTCCTACTGGTCCTACTGGTCCTAGCGGATTGGCTGGCACTGTTACCGGCGTCGATTCGATTGCCACCCCTGACTACATAGACTTTGACACGACCGCTTCTCCTGCCGCTTCCGTTGGTCGACTCGCTTGGGATAGCGGCGACGGGACGTTGACCGTTGGTCTTCTGGGTGGGAACGTCAACCTTCAGGTCGGGCAAGAGAATGTTGTCCTAGCCTACAACGGCTCCGGCAGCACGATCGCTGCTGGTAAGGTTGTTGCCGTGTCTGGGGCGCAAGGTCAGCGTCCGAGCATTGTCTTGGCTGATGCGGATACGGAGCCTCTGTCTGCCGCCACGCTCGGCATTACGACCGAGTCTATTGCTAACGGCGCTGAAGGATTTGTCACCACGTTTGGCGTTGTGCGGGGGATTGATACTTCCGCGTTCACGGCTGGCAATCCGATCTACCTGTCGCAGACCGCCGGGTCGTTTACTGCCACCCGCCCGTCCGCCCCTGCTCACACCGTGTTCCTTGGCTGGGTTGTGAAGGTCAACGCCTCCAGCGGTGAGGTGTTTGTTCACATCTCCAACGGCTGGGAGTTGGACGAACTGCACAACGTGCTGATCTCCAGCCCGTCCGATGGACAGGCGCTTACCTACGACCAGACTGCTGGCGTCTGGAAGAACACGACTGCTGTTGGTCCAACCGGTCCTACTGGCTCTACTGGAACTACGGGCGCTGCTGGTCCAACTGGTCCTACCGGAGATGCTGGAGCAACCGGCGCTGTAGGTCCGACTGGTCCGACTGGGGCGCAAGGTCCGCAGGGACCGCAAGGCGTACAAGGTGTGCAGGGCGCGACGGGTCCGACAGGACCAACAGGCGACACAGGCGCTACTGGCGCTGCCGGGGCAAGCGGTCCTACTGGTCCTACTGGCGCGGCTTCGAGTGTCGCCGGACCAACCGGACCTACTGGTGCAACTGGTCCGACCGGGACGCAACCGTGGACCACCTCTGGCTCCGACATCTACTACAGCAGCGGGAACGTCGGGGTCGGTGTCGTTCCGACCTCCAAGTTCCACGTCTATGACGCGGCTTCTGCCGTCATCGCTCTGCATGGCGATGCCACAACGCAGACGCAACTGATCCGCGCCAGCAGCGACATAACGGCTCCAATACACCTAGTTCGCAAGGCTCGCGGGACAATTGCTTCCACGTCAGCCGTTGCGACCGGAGACAACGCTGGCGTTCTGCGGTTTCAGGCGTATGGCGGTACCAACTACCGCAACGTCGCGGACATCATTGCGAACGTAACCACATACACCTCAGACACCTCCATGTCTGGGGCGTTGTTATTCAGAACGAACAACGCATCCTCAGATGTTGCAGAGCGTGCGCGGATCACGCACGACGGACGATTCTTCCTAGGCTCCACGAACACGGCGCTGAACGCTGGCATCGTCAACGCCGTTGCTCCTGCCGCAGCCTCTGTTGCTGGCTCCTACTCGAACCAGACAATTTCGAGTTCAACGACTACTTTATTCAACGCCTATCAGACAGACATCTCGACGACGGCTGCGTCATTCACGCTCCCTTCGCTGGCTCACTTCTCTGCCAACCAAAGCACCATTGGCGCTGGGTCCGCCGTTACAACCCAGTACGGATACATCGCCAACAGCAACCTTACTGGCGCAACAAACAACTACGGCTTTTACAGCGACATCGCTTCCGGTACTGGTCGCTGGAACTTCTACGCCAACGGTACGGCTAACAACTACTTCGCTGGCAACGTCGGGATTGGGGTGAGTGCGTCCCTCGCGGGGAAACTTGACGTTCTGGCAGGTACTGACCAGCGGTTTTTGGTGCGTGAACTTGGTACTGGCGCTGTTG